CGTATCAATACGACCACCAAAGCGATTATTCTGACCATTCTTGTTAAATTGGTCAACATTACGCAAAACGTCACTTGCGAGTTGTGCGCCACTCTTATTAGTGTTATTACCGTCGTAGTAAACGTAAGATTTGGGAATAACGTAGAATACAGTAGGATCAATGATCACAGGATCAATTGATGCAACCGTATAACGCTTCAGATCATTCCTGATCTTTGCTTTTGTTGTCTCATTCAGTTTATTACCCGTTTTTGGACGGATGGCAACATAAACTTTACCGTAAATTGGTGGATTGAGTTTCTCACCACCGTATGCGGTCACGGCAGCTGCTTGAGGATAGATTTCTGAGACAATATGCTCATAGTCCGTCTCAGTCACTGCTCTGTTCTGAGTAGCGAATGCTCTAGGTGCTCTAAATTTAATTGATAGCGCACTTTCGCGTGCTTCACCATCTGCTGCTGCCTCTCTAGTGACGACTGCGATGTTTGCAGGTCCAATTGCACGTTGGTCACTATCTCTAATAGTGCCAATGAAGGCAAAGTCCTTACAACCGTTTGCTTCTTCGCCAAAAGTGGTCACATAGGACAGTCTGATGAATTCGCCATCAATCAATTTACGTCCAAGGACGCCATCACCGAAGACTAGACGGTATCTAAGGTCATCAGACTCCTCAAGGAAGTAAACACGAGAAGTATCGTTAAGCGTAGTTACGTTTGCAGCAAGGTTGTATGTGTCAATCTCTTGCGACTGTGCATTAGGTGAGATATCAACATAAACCAAGGCGGTGTCTACATCTTCCGTGGGGATGATATAGTCTTGTCTCTTTGTATAGTCAACTGTATAATTAAATTTAAGTAAATTGCCCTGATAAACGAGCACAGGGTCAAACACTGCGATACCAGTTGCGGGATTTACCGTAGTTTGCAACTCTCTGGTTACACAGAAGGTGTAAGTATCATTAAAGTTACGGGCAACAAACACATCTCCTGCAGCAAGTGTGCAGAATTCTGGATATGTGGTGCCATTCAGTGAAAGTTGTGTCTGCACACGGATAGTTACACACGCTCTAGGTGCTTTAATTGACCTAGGAGTGTAATTTAACTGCTTCGCAATGCTGACCGTAGCACTCTCAAGAAATGCTTCATTCAGCGCCATGTTAGCGTTGAATGCCGTATAATATGTGTTATAAGCGAGGGTATCAATAAGATACGCCGCAGCACTACCTTCAAAGTCGTAATCTGTAAACTCGTTACGCGTTCTGAGGTAGGATTTGATAGACTCTTTAATCTCAAAGAAGTCTAGCGATGTTAGTTGTGATGGGATAGCAGCCATTTCAGGTCTTCTCTAAGAGGAATGTTACTTCTTGGGTTATGTTTTCTCCAGTAATCAAGTATTCAAGCTCAACTTGAATTTCATTTAGATCACTGTTGTCTTCAACCCGCACATCCTGTACAGTAATCCGTGGCTCGAGACGCTCAAGGCAATCTTCAATTTCAGTCCTAATAGCGTCTTTTGAGAATGGATCCCATGGCTCAAAAAGAAGACCTTTCACCCGACTTCCAATGCTCGGCTGAAAAGGTCTTTCACCTAATATAGTCAATAATAAATTTCTTACAGATTGATTGATTGCTCTCTCATTCTTGACAGCACCAAAGTCGTCGGTAGAAGGATTTGAATTAAAGGAAATTGCTAAGTCCTTAAACCCTCTACTGACGTACTTGTCTGATCTGAATCTGTAAGCAGGCATTTAACCCTCTTTTTTCTTTGGTCTCTCAGGTGGTTGAATGTTACGACTCACCTTATGAAGATATTTATCACTTCGTGGGTCGGTTATTAGACGCATACCCGATTTGATAAAGTCTTCGCTCTGGTCAGGTACTGGACTGTTGGCCACGATGATTCCTCCACATGGTAATTTTATTTATGGACATTCCCAATGGTTATTAGGACGCTCCCACCAGAAGTGTAAATCTTCTTTGGTATTGTCATAATAATGGGAAACGAAGTCAGACTTAAATCTGCTTCCTGTATTCTCACAAAGAGCAACAGTATAGTAAGGTGTGTGATCACCAACTACTTGATACTCTTTCATGATATTTGTGATCCAAGTGTAGTTGCCACCTCTAATGACACCTGCTTCGATCAACACAAAGTTGTCCCAGTCTAGAGTCCATGACAAAAAGTCTATGGTGAATCTCTTAGCATATGCTTCAGTAGATTCATCTGGGAATGGAACATTCACTGCTTCAATGTGATAAATCTCACCATCCTTACTTAGTGCATGACTCAAATGTTGAGTCACAATACTGGAATAATCTGGTGAGACACATAAGAAACAAGTGTTACTCGGATGAATGTCTGGATCCTCCATTTGGATCCGATAGATCATTTCCTGAATCAGTGCCATCTCCCTGTCTTGGGAAATGAAATTGAGTTTCCTCTTCATGATTATATGTTGCTGGATGGAAATTACAATACTCGTTAAAGGTAATCTTCATCTCTTTGTAAGAGAGTCCGCAGTGATTTGCTGCTTTTGGAAGATTCCACTTAGCAGACCAAAGCATCTCCATAGACTCTCTGGTCTCAGATCTCATCGACCTTGACCACGATACCGCTTACCTTTACTGTTACGAGATGTTGCAGAATATTTAGTATTTTTAGAGGTACCCTGTCGAGTCATTTTTGGTTTACCAGGCACCCATCCATCTTTAACCAGTCCTGTCGTTGCGCGTGCGGGCATTAGTCCCTTTCAAACTACCTTAGGATGATAGCACAGTTGGATGCCCAAAAGCAACCACTGAGGAGCATGGATATGAGAATCCAGGGAATCCGACACCCAGTGGATCTAGAATCCTTGCAATAGGAATCTTGAATGCAAACACTGTCAACGTAGTTGGGAAGAGCACTCTAGGATGTCCCACTCCACCAGCGTCTTCAATAGTCAGTGTGCTGCATGGGATAGGTGTAGGAATAGGACACACACCCTTACCGCAAGGGCAGATGTAAATCACAATATTTGTACACAAAGCAATGTGTGGAGTGAATGTATCGCCACCAATCATGATGGGAATAAACTGCACAAGAACCGTTGCTCGTATTGGGTTAACCGCTGTAAGTGGAATTAGAGGTGTGGGTGGCCACCAGCATGTAAAATTCTTAATAACGATGCTGTAGGGCACTGGAGGGGTGCCACACGCTTGTACTGAGTGGACAGTGGATGGTAAGCAAAGACCATGCCCTGAGCAGGGTAGACCATTCAGTGATGCAACTGGTTTTAGAAATCCGTATGCCATTAAAATTCTTGGTTAATATCTTTACCTGCAGTATCAGGTCTAGCAACATCACATTCAGTGAAGTATGGGTTGCCAAAGTTATTTAATGCGTTACTCAGTGCCTGGATACCGCCAGTCAACCAATTCCTTACACGCATTGTTCCGCTGTAAGATCCCATCTTGAATACCTTGTCGCCATCTGAGTTAGTATACATTCTTGATGGGTCAATAGCAATAGACGCATCATTAACATTCTCCAAACCAGCAGCAGGAGGTCCACCAAAGATCCAAGCATAGTAAGTGGATGCAGCAGGTGTGCAGGTTGCACAGAATGGATTGACGGGTCCTGTAGGACTATTCTGCACAGTGCCTACGCCTGGTCCTGTGATCTCCCAGAAGCGGTTTCCAGGGATTGGGTTACCTTCGCTATCATATCCACAGTAAACGTCTAGAGGGGCGTCTGAGGGCGCTCCTGTCTTCCTTGTATAGGTATCCCAGCACTCATGGTTAGGCACATTGGTAGAAGCAGGGTTAGGATTGCAATCTACACTGAATGCAGTGTATGATCCATTGCCAGAATACGAATTAGTCGTAGATGTGGCGTTACCATTCTCATCTGGAGGTCCTGCTGTGGTCACATCCCATGCCCAACTCACTGATGCGCCACCTGTGAGTGCTCCACCAGTCAAATTGTCACCCAACCAGAGCTGGAATTGCTCATATTCACTAAAACCTAGACGGTTATAGTCAAAAGTGTTCTCATCTAACCCCACTGGGACGAAAATAATGTCATTTTGGTCATTAGGATCGCGATAGCAGCGCCCATTGACCGCTCCATTGTTACAATTCCACGTTTTATAACCACCAGACACCTTTCTGCGCGGTGTTACCTTGGGTTTTTTGAAACTTTCCATGAAATCCATGAAAGCTGCGCCCTGAGATCCAGTAACTTTGCCTTCAATCATGATTGATACGTTAAATTCTGCCTCTTTGACCTTAGAAGCGCAATATTTATAAGGCAAATAACCGAAAGCACGCTCATCAGTGAGGTTTCTACCCTTCTCAATCATGTCAAGAGTGGCAGATCCCTTCTCAGTGTTGCTAACATACGCACATGGCATGTCAAACCAGCGT